GCAGTATCGTGTATCCCCAGTCAACCAATTGGTAGTCCATTGCGACGTGCAGTAATTGATTTTAAGAAGATAACTGTACAAGTTCGCAACAAGTTGCCTGAGTTATTTAAGATGGCAGCGCCCCTTGGAGAAGTAGAGACAGTGAGTGGACTCATAGGGATTAAGTTTATTGATCCAATGAATTTCACAACGTCTCCTGGATACCCATTTTCTGGACCCAAGATAGAGAAGACTGATGAGCTCGACCCTGAAGATTATCCACACGTTGGTCGCCCTAGGACTTTTAAGCCAGAAGTTTGGCATGAAGTTCAAAAGGCTCGTGAGATATTGCTCTCTGGACAGCGTTTTTACGCTCTTTGGAAAGCTTGTTTGAAGGATGAGGCTACGAAGTTAACGAAAGACAAGGTCAGAGTTTTCCAAAGTGCACCTCTTGTGATTCAAATTTTAGTGCGAATGTATTTCCTACCCATTGTGAGGATCATTCAGCTGAACCCAATAGCTTTTGAATGTGCTGTTGGCGTTAATGCTGAGGGTCCAGAGTGGCAGGAATTGTGGGATGCAGCAATGAGTAAAGGTGCTGATAGGGTATTAGCCGGTGACTATAAGTCATACGATGCTAGAATGCCTGCTCAGTGCAGTATTGCGGCTTTTGACATTCTCATTGATATAGCTGAACAATGTGGAGGTTATACTGAAGAAGATCTCAGATTGATGAAAGCTATGGTGCATGAGGTGGTTTATCCAATCCTTGTGTACAATGGTGATCTCATACAACTCTTTGGAACCAATCCATCTGGACAGAATTTGACTGTAATTATAAATTGTATTGTAAATTCGCTATTCCTGCGGAGCTGTTTCTTCGACATTTATCCCGAGAAAGACTTTAAAGAAGAATGTTCTTTTCTCACGTATGGTGATGATGTCATTGGGACTGTCTCTGAAAACTGCAAACGGTTCAATCACATGACTTATGCTGCATGGTTGAAGAAGCGTGATATCACGCTAACTATGCCAGACAAGGAAGCTGAACCTGTACCGTTTTTGAATGAACTTGAGGTAGATTTCCTAAAGAGAAAATGTAGGTACAATCCTGACCTTGGAATGAAGGTTGGATTGCTTGATGAAGACTCGATCTATAAGAGACTCCATAACCACATATTGTCTAAGGAACTCACCCTTGAGGAACACAGCGCACAGAATATTGAAACCTCCTTGCACGACTGGTTCTTTTATGGACGGGATGTGTTCGAGGACCGTAGAAGTAAACTGCGAGCTGTAGCCCGAGAAGCAGGTATTTTGCACATGTGCTCTGCACTTGACATTTCATATGATAAGAGAGTGTTGAAGTGGCGTGTGAAATATTTGGATGAATACCCGGATCTCGAGCTCGATGAATATGATGAATCGAGCCCTTACGCAGTCCTCAATTAGAGTTCTGCTTTTGTCACTTGCGGGGTTTCAACCCCATCTCGTGATTGCTTTTGACTTATTTAGCTCTTTAGAAATAAGTGTCCAGTTAGTCATACTGGATTCCACGGAAAAGCAAAAAACTGCGTGCACCTGGATGACCCATTGTATATAATAAGTGTTTGGTCTTGTTTTTGAATGAGGCTTTTGTACGTATGGATGTTCTTTGAACTACCCCTATTTAGGGGAGGGATGCCACCCGCAAAACCAAACACATTCACTTTCCTCTAGGCGGGGGACTGTGA